CTAGGTGAAAATTACAGAATTGCGCGTCAAATGCTCTTTAGATCTTGCGTACCTGAAGAGTACCAGATTATTGATGATAGGGATATACTATAAGCCGCTGAAATAATTGAGAAATACATAAGAGTAGGAGGATACAATATGCAGGTAAATGTAGATGAGGTTATTTTGAGGATCCAGACAGCTATGTTTAAATTATTGGACCAAGAGCAGCTGAACGAATTAAAGAATGTTCTTTATATGAGTTTATGCCGGTATCAACTGATCGAAGAGGAAACAGCCATTGCAACAACCTTAGATGATAATTGGGATAAGGTGAATATGTTTCTTGCTACTCTGAAAATCGAAGGGAAGACCGATAACACGGTCAAGGCATACATAACGGAATATAAATTGTTTTTCTCTCAGGTAAATAAAAACTTCCGGGATGTCACTACCAATGATGTCCGCATGTACCTTGCATATTGTAAATCCGTTCGGAGAAATTCTGATGTCACGCTGAATAACCGGATACATAACCTTATGAGCCTCTTCAAGTGGCTTAGTACCGAGGAGTATATCATCAAAAACCCTATGCTGAAGATAAAGATAGCCAAGACAGAAAAGAGAGTGAAGGAAGTTCTTACCGATGAGCAGTCAGAGATTATCCGTTGCAATTGCAAACAGGAAAGAGATCTAGCGATTGTAGACATGCTTACAGCTACCGGAATAAGAGTAGGGGAACTGGTAAGACTGAACCGGTCAGACATGGACTTTGTGAATGGTCAGTGTGTCGTTTATGGTAAAGGGAGGAAGGAAAGACCTGTATACCTTAATGGTAAAGCAAAGGTACATATGCTCAATTACTTTGATAGCAGAAAGGATAATAATCCAGCTCTCTTTGTAGGCCTGAAGGATCCACATGATAGATTATCAGGATCAGGCATAAGGGCAATGATGAAAAAAATAACCGGAGATAATCAAGTAAAGAATATTCACCTTCATCCTCATAAGCTCAGGAGGACCATGGCGACCAATATGATCAACCGCGGAGCTCCTGTGGAATATGTACAAAAGATATTAGGACATGCCTCAGTACAGACAACATTACAGTGCTATGCGAGTATCAGTAATCAAATTGTGAAGGATGCTTATCGTAAGTATGCAAGTTAGTTACTATATGAAATCAAGACCCTAGATGTCTGAGCGAAGCGAGTTGACCTTGGGAGCATTTGGGTTATTAATTCAATCAAGAGAGTGAGGCAGCAGTTATGGCCAGATATCCTCAATGCGAAAGATGTCCACATGAACATACCAGAAGATGTGATACATGTAATCCGGACAAGCCCAAGGAGCCGGAAGAAATTACGATAGAGAAAGCTATAGAGTACTTCGAAGAGGAAAACGAAAGATACGAAGGAATGTTAGGGGATCGGGTAAGTCTGTTAGAGGAGTACAGGATCAACCTGTTAGTGATAAAGGCACTAAAGATGATAGATAGTGAAGCCTTAATGTAAATAAAAAAAATTGAATTGTGAAGGAGATTTATTATGAGAAAGAGAATTTTATCATTAGTGTTAATAGTAGCTCTTGTTTATGGTCTGGTAGGATGTGATACCACAGTCACGGCAAGCGATACATCGAAGCAGGAAGAGGTTCAAAAAACGTTATCTTCTAATCAGGAGACACCAACAGACATTGACTATTCATTAGAACGATACAATTTGATTCGCAGGGCGTACTGGGTAAATGGACAGAGGGAGAAGGCAAATACATTGATATGTGAAATTGAGAAACCTTTGGGATACATAGTCTTAATTACTGAGAGTGGATCAATAATTGGTACCTTTATAGTAGATGGTAAAGTATCAAGCCTTAATTCATACTTAACACCAGATAGTGAGTATTATGAGATTAATCAGGGAGAAACCGGGACATGGGATGATTATAATCACTGGCTTGCTGATGTAGATGGTTCCTATGGATATAATGATGATGGAATATTTTTCTTTACTCCGGATGGAAAATACTTGGAATGGACAGGCACATATCTATATTCCGATATTCCGTTTGAAGTATCAGATCCTATCTTGAAAGTAGGTACCGTCAATGAATAAACTTCTTAAGGCAGCAGGATTATTTACTGTTGTATTGATTATTGGGATACTAATTTTTTACATCACACCTTCAGGCAGGGGAGCAATTAATAATTATTTCTTTAAGGTTCAGAAGGTAGATGATGTTACAAATTACGATACGATCAAAAAGGTTGAAGACACATGCAGGGCAATGATAAGCAGCTATGAGACAGACAAGCTCACATATCTTCAGTATAAGGATAGTGCAAATGAGGAAAAGCTATCTTGGGCCGAACAGGCTAAAATGAGAGCTAACAAGACAGCGAATTCTTATAACAATTATATCCTCAAGAATTCTTTCATTTGGGAAGATAATATACCAGAGGACATAGATATAGAGCTTAAGCTTATAGAATGAAATCTAGTGGCAGCAGGATTACAGGAGGTGAAGCATTTGACAGATGCACAGTTAATTGAAAAAACAATCAATGCTACAATACATAAGATTAATAATATTACGATGATTGATCGAGTGAAAATACTTAAAGAGGATACATTTAAAAATACAGAAAAGCTTTTATATAATTACTATACATTAAAAGAGCACGTAACCGATGAGGATGGATACTATGGGATGATGGATAAGAGAGGATCAGGAAGTATTATCAGATATAGTAAAAGTAAGGCTATTACTAATGATGATGAAATGCAGAGATGCAGAGAAGAGTCATATCTAAGAAGTAAAAATGATCTCTCTAGATTAGATAAAGCTTTGTCTAAGGTAAGAAATAAAAAAGAGTTTAAGGTTATTGACTTAAGGTACCTGCAGAAGAACGAGTATGGAGAAACATATACTTTCGAGGAAATAGCTGAAATACTGGAAAAGGATGAAAAAACAGTGAGAGTATGGAAAAACAAAATTATCAAGGAAATATCAATATATCTCTTTGGATCGGATGCAATTTAATGCTTGACAAAATGCCCGATTTATCACCCTGTTAATGTCCGTTTTAACGTGATATAATTTTTACAATGAAATTTTTATAAATAGTTACCAACTGTGTTGTGTTCCTCCATTCCAACAACAATATTATAGCAAGAAAAGCCATCCTGATTATCTCTGGGGTGGCTTTTCTGTGTTAAATAAATCTAAATAAATGAGGTGGTGATTTTGGCAAGAGGTAGAAGCCCTAACAGAGATAAAGCCTTCGACGTTTATAAAAAGCATAAGGGGAAGATTAAGAATAAAGATATTGCCGAAATGCTCCATGAGGATCCTAAAACAGTGTCTAAATGGAAGACGTTAGATAAGTGGGAAGAGCGATTAAGTAATTCGAAAAAAGAAAAAGGAAATTCGAAATTCGAAAAAACTAATAATACTGCTGAAAATGAAGTGCTGAAAGGTGAGGTTTTTGATGATCTAAATGAGATAGTAGAAAACGTCGACTTAAATGAGAAGCAAATTCTTTTTTGCATTTATTTTATAAAGTCTTTTAATGCTGCAAAAGCATATCAAAAAGCATACGGGTGCGATTTGGTTTCGGCATATACTGCCGGCTCAAGATTGTTAAAGAATGTTCATATAAATATGGCTATAGAAAAGATGAAACAGAATAGATTTAGTCAGGCCATGCTAAGACCAGAAGATATAGTCCAAAAATATATAGATATTGCTCATTCAGATATTACCGATTATATAACTTTTGGAAAGAAACAAGTGCTTACGGGATTCACAAAAGAAAAAGTAGCCATTTATGAGAATATCAATTATGTGGATTATAAAGAGAGTATAGATATAGATGGCACTTTGATCACGGAATTTAAGGAAGGTAAAAATGGTTTCTCAATTAAATTAATGAATAGGGAAAAGGCACTTCAGTGGTTATCTGATCATATGGATATGGCTACAGAAGAGCAAAAAGCTAGAATAGATCACCTTAGAAACAAAGTAAAGGTTGATAATGAGACTCTTGAAATCAAAAAGAAACAAGCAGAAAAGGATGATTGGTAATGAGTACTGGAGTATTGCATGCCTTCTATAATTCCAAAGAGTGGCTGACATTCAGGGAAATATATATATTAAAACATATCAAGCAGCACAACGGAGTTATATGCTCTGCATGTGGTAAGCATATTGTCGACCGTGGAGACATACAGCTGGACCATTATCCAATTGAGCTTACCGAAGATAACTATAAAGATGTCAATATATCGATGAATGAAGAGAATATAGAATTGAAATGCAGGAGCTGCCATAACAAGCGGCATGGAAGGTTTTCCGGTGGTGGGCATAAGAGAAAAGAAAAGGCGGTGTATCTGGTATATGGACCGCCATTGGCAGGTAAGACAACTTATGTCATAGAGAACATGGAACCTGGAGATATGGTTGTAGATATGGACAGGCTATATCAGGCCATAAGTATGCAGCCTATGTATGATAAACCGGATAACCTTAAGTACAATGTATTCTCTGTTCGCAATCATATCACAGAGAATATTAGGACAAGGTATGGAGGCTTTCGTACCGCATGGATCATAGGAGGATATCCAGAGAAGTTTATTCGTGATAAGCTGACAGAAGACTTAGGGGCGGAGCTGATCTACCTAGAGACACCTAAGGAGTTATGCTTTGCGAGGTTGGATGAATGTAATGATTATAGGTCCGATCATAAAGACGAATGGAGACAGTACATAGATAAATGGTTCGAAGATTATTCGAATTAATATATCCCCCGTGCCTGTCTTTTTGTTTTGTCCAAAGGACCGTAGGAGGATGAAGGCATTTGTGAGACAAACTGAAATTTTGACTTTTTTCTAAAAAGATTTGCAGAAAGCTGGTGATGTTTTTGGATATAAAACAAGAGTATGAGAGAATCAAAGAGTTATTCAAGGATTGTGATGATAATCAGCTAGCTTTGTTGGATGGATCCTTTTGGGAATGTGCAAGGTTAAGAGTTGAGCTCAATGATTTGCATGATATAGTTAAGAAATCAGGACTGGTTAAGGTTAATCCAAAAAACCCAAGTCAGCAATTAGAGCTGCCGGTATCCAAATTAATAGTAAGAGTAAGAGCAAATTACTTAAATTATATAGCAAAACTATCTAATATTTTAGGTAAAGTAGTTTCTGAAGAGGATGATGAACTTGAAGACTACGAATAGTTACATATTAGAGTATTACGAAGAAATAAAAGCCGGCAATATCATTGTTGGTCAAGAGCTTCTAATGATGCTCAAGAAGTTAGTTGATGAAGTTCAATGCAGAAATGTATTAAGGAATAATATCCGGATAGATTTTGATGACTCTGAAAAGAGAATTAAATTCATAGAAAAGGAATGTAAACACTATGAAGCACCTCATGCCGGTAAGCCTTTTATTCTAGAACTTTTTCAGAAAGCATTTATAGAGTCAATATTTGCAATTAAAATATATGATGAAGAATTGGGAAGGTACGTTAGGAAATATCAAAACGTACTTTTTTTAGTGGGAAGAAAGAACGGAAAGACACCGCTGATAGGAGCCATTTGCCTTGCAGAGTGGTTTTGCGGTCCGGCTGGATTAAAGATACTATGTGCTTCGAATGATTATGATCAGGCTGATCTGATGTTCCAGGCAATCAATAATATGAGAGAAGAAAGTAAGACTCTCGAAAAGGTAACTAGAAAAAATAATAAAGGTATCTTCTTTGGAAATCTAAAGCAGCAGAAAAAGAAAGGCAAGTTCACTAAGCAGAATAAGGGAAATATTAAAAAATTATCTGCAAGAGCGAATGCTAAAGAAGGTAGAAATATAGGTATCGGCGCAGTAGATGAAGTATTTGAAATGGAAGATAACAGTTTAGTAATGCCGATCAGGCAAGCTTTATCGACTCAGGATGAACCGTTGTACTTTGAATTAACTACGGAAGGATTTACAAACGGTGGGTACCTGGATGAAAGACTGATTGAAGCTAGACAAGTGCTTAAAGGAGAATTAGAAAATGAGAGATGGTTAATATGGCTATACACTCAGGATAGTGAAAAAGAGGTATGGAGTAATGAGAGCAGCTGGTTTAAATCCAATCCGGGACTAGGTAAAATCAAAAAATGGTCTTTCCTTCGTCAGATGGTCCAGGAAGCAAGGACAAATTCAAGTACTAAAGCATTCGTTCTTGCTAAGGATTTTAATGTTAAGCAAAACAATGCCCAGGCATGGTTACAACCAGATGATATCAAGAATGATCTGACCTATGATATGGAAGAGCTCAGAGGATGCATATCAATTGGTGGTGTGGATTTGTCTGAGACGGGTGACCTTACTAATGCAAGAGCATTAATTCTTAAACCAAATTCGAAAACTAAGTACTTCATTACCAAGTATTTTATCCCAAGCTCCAAACTTGAACAGATGGAGGGAGAAGAGAAAGCAAAATACATGAAATGGGTAAAGGATGGCTACCTGATAATATGCGATGATACAGAGGTCAATCAATCAGATGTAGTAGCTTATTTTGTAAAGCTATTTAAGACATATAAAATAATGACTATCAGAACAGGTTATGATAAATGGCAAGCCAAGGCTTTTAAGAATGAAATGACAGATTATGGCTTTGATATTGAGAAGATTGAACAGGGTTATGATTTGTCGAATGCCATGACAAGCTTAGAGACCGATCTGAAAGCAAAGAATGTTAACTTCAATCAGAATCCGATAGACATCATGTGCTTAGAGAACGTAGCCGCAAGGTGGAATTCGAAAGGAACTAAAAGAATGCCTGAAAAAGTTCAAGGAGATTACACTAAAAAGATTGATGGTGCTGTTACGATGCTTATCTGCTATGAAACATTAGATAGATATAGAAAAGATTATATGGATTTAATAAATAAGAACAGGAGGTGAGTAGAAGGTGGGAGTATTTGATTTTATTAAGTCATGGTCCGGGGATAAGAAGAGTATGGCTTATGCAAAAATGATGAAGGGATATATCCCGGTATTTTCACAGTTCGGTGAAGACATCTATGCTAGTGATATTGTACAGATTGCAATACGATGTGTAGCGAATGAGATAGGAAAACTCAATCCGCAGCATATCAGGACAGATAACGAAGCGCTACAGACTGTTGTTAGAGATAGTATTCATAGGCTACTAAGATTTGGACCAAATCCTTTAATGACTACAACGGATTTTCTTGAAAAAATTGTGTATTTACGGGAAATAAATAAGAATGCGTATATATATCCGACATATGAAACTGTTAAATTAAAAAACGATACATACGTGAGGGAATATACTGGCCTATACCCACTAAATCCGCTAGAAGTAGAGTACTTAGAGGATACAACCGGTAAGTTATTCATTAAATTCTACTTTGTCAATGGATATAATTACACCATGCCATATGAAGATATTATTCACTGGAGAAAAGACTTTACAGCCAATGATTTCGTAGGTGGGGATGCTCAGGGGCGAGCTGATAATAAGGCTCTACTTAAATTACTGGCTACGGATGATACCGTAATTCAAGGAATTGAAAAAGGTATCAAGACAACCATGGTTATACGAGGTGTACAAAAGATACTTACAATGGCTGACGATGAAGAGCAAAAGAAAGAAAGAGAAAAGTTCGAACAAAAGGTGAATGAGGCTCAAAGCGGAATACTTGCTGTAGATATCAAGGGTGAATTTACACCAATTAAGTTGGATCCTAAATTCATAGATAAAGATACGATGGAATTCATCGATAAGCGAATCTTAGCAAATTACGGAGTATCACTAAAGATTTTTAATGGTGAGTTTACAGAAGAAGATTACCAGGCATTTTACGAAAAGACATTAGAACCTCAGATTATTGGTCTTGGAAGGGTATTCAGTAAGGCATTATTTACTAAAAGAGAACTTGAAGTAGGAAATGAAATTATTTTCTATAACCAAGGGCTTATGTTTATGAATACCACCAATAAGATCAATGCAACGACGATCATGTCTAATCTTGGAACACTGACAGATAACCAGATACTCGCAATATTTGGGTATCCTCCTTTTGAAGGCGGTAATGTTCGCAAGCAATCATTAAACTATATCAATCGAGATATAGCGGATCAGTACCAATTAACCAAAACAATGGGAAAGGAGAAACAAAATGAATAAGCCTCAGAATGAACAAAGATACATAGAATTCAGAGCGGTTGAAAATGATGAAGGAAAGATGATCATTGAAGGTTATGCTATTACATTCGACCAGCCAGCTACTCATGAATATGGTAATTATAAATTTACGGAAACAATCAGAAAAGGCGCTCTCGATTTTACCGATATGAAGGATGTTCCTCTTCGTTACAACCATAACGACACATGGATTATTATTGCAAGGACCAGAAACAAGAGTCTGCAGTTGATAATCGATGATATTGGATTGAAAATCAGAGCAGAACTTATCGATACGCAAAGTAACAAAGACATCTATAAATCAATTCAAGCCGAATTGATAGATAAGATGTCTTTTTCGTTTACTGTATCTAACAAAGGAGATACATGGACTTACGGAGAAAATGAAACATTCCGTGAGGTAACGGCTATTAACCGTTTATATGACGTAAGTGTGGTGGATACCCCATTTTATGATACAACAAGTGTTTATGCAAGAAGTGTTGAATTACTGGAGAGTAATAGGGCACAGCTGGAGAGCTTTGACTTGCGAAAACGTAAGTTGGAAATGCAACTCAAATATAACTATTAAATTCTAAGAAAGAAAGAGGTATATGTATGAATTATTTAGAACAATTGAAAGCAGCAAGAGAAAAAAGAAATGCTCTTTTACCACAGATTAGATCTGCCGTTGATGGAGCAACATTGGACAACCTTGAGTTGGAATTAAGAAAGGTTAATAATGAAATCAGAATGCTTGAAGAATTAATCGCAGCAGAGGGTGGAGAAGGTGAAGGAGATCTTTCAGCTGACCCTGCTGCAAGAAGCGCAGGAGGTGCTACACCTCAGGGGCAATTAAATCCTGTAGCTACTTTCAGAACAGCAGGCAATGCTAATCAGACGGCAGTAGAGGAAGATCCGTACTCTTCTATGGAGTACAGACGGGCTTTTCGTAATTACATGGTATCCGGTACTCCTATTCCGGACAAGTTTAGAACAGCTGAGCAGAGAGCAGATGCTCTGACCACTGTTACTGAAGTGGCAGCAGTGATCCCGACAACCATTCTAAATAAGGTTGTTGAGGATATGACAGTAGAAGGAAAGATATTCTCTCGCATTACTCAGACTGCATTCCAGGGTGGAATTCAGATTCCGATTTCTGAGATTAATCCGATAGCAACCTGGTTAGAAAGTGAAGCTGTTGTATCTGAGGAACAGAAGGCAGAGATGAAGGCTAAGTTATCCTTTGCATATCATGTATTAGAGGCTAAGATTGCCGTAGGTTTGTTATCTGCAACGGTTACTCTCGGAATATTTGAAGCAACAGTTGTTAAGCAACTTAAGAAGGCAATGATTAAGGCTATCGAAACAGCAGTTGTCAGCGGTTCCGGTAGTGGACAACCGTTAGGTATTACTAAGTATACACTGCCTACAGATCAGAACATCACCTTCACAGCTGCTCAGGTTAAGACTGTTGCAGGATGGGCAAGGGTTGAAGCAGCTGTTCCGGAAGCTTATGAAGATGGTGAAATCTATCTGATGAATAAGGCAACTTGGGAGCTCTATCTTAATGGGATGACAGATAACAATGGTCAGAGAATTGGCCTTGGCAAGATCAATGAGAAGGGACAGAAGATACTCAATGGTAGAGAGGTTCTTTGTAGCGATAAGTTCCCGAACTTTGATGCAGCTGCTTCCGGTGATGTCTTCGGTGCTCTTGTTAATCTAGAGCAGTACTGCCTAAATTCGAACCTGGCAATGTACTATAAGAAGTACTTTGACGAGGATAAGAATAAGTGGATACATAAGGCACTCATGATTGCCGATGGTAAGATGACTATCGGAGAGGTACCGGATGGTGCAGGCACTAAGTTGATCGGTGCCAAAGGCCTTATTTACCTTAAAAAGGCATAATAACAATTTCATACTACGTCCGATGCTAAATCGGACGTAGTATATAAGGACGGTGATAGAATGGATGATACAACCTTAGTAACAAAGGTAAAAGAAGCGTTAGGAATTACCACAAACGATGAAGCAGTGATCAATAATATTAAGCTCAAGACAATGACTGCGAAAGGATATCTGATTAAAGGCGGGGCTTTACACATGAAAAATGATCCTGTCACCAAGGAGAATCTAATCGATGATATTGACGTTTCTTGTATCGCCATCGGAGTGAATGATTTGCTAAACTGTAAGCCGGGCGAGACTAAGTTTTCACCAGCGTTCAATATACTTTCTTTACAGATATGTAGGGGGTGATATTATTCAACGTATTATCCCAATCCTCTTATGTGCCACACAATACAGCGCAGCAACGAATGATATCGGTGAACCAATAACTTCTACCTCTTTCGAAAGAAGGGTGTATGTTAGTGAAGAGTCTGTAAAGAGAAGTGAATTTTATCAGGCAAATGCTAATGGTTATAAGGTTGAGAAAGTTTATAATATTCTGAAGTTCGAATATAATAACGAACCAACTATCAAGGTAACATTGGGAGATACCATAGAAGAATATGCTATTTTGCGTACAGATGATCTGAAAGACGGAACCATGAATTTGATACTAACGAAGGGAGTGAATAGATCTGTCAGTACCTAAATCTGTAGTCAAGTTCGATAAAAACGGAGTAAAGTACACCTCAAGCGTGGACAAAGCGCAGTACACTATAAGAGAGCTGACAAGAGCAGCCTTAAAGGATGTCGGCAGATTTATTTGTAAGAAATTCCGAGATAATTATTATTCGCATTTTAAGAGACGAAAAGGAAGAGTTGGAAAGTATACTCAATATTGGGTCAAAAATAAGCAAAAAGAGCCGGAGCTTCTGGTAGGAATAAAGTCTTTTGCTTTTTACGGAGGTTTTCAAGAACTCGGTTCGAGTAAAAATGAAAGATTGGGACTTCTTACCAAAGCTGCCCAGGATAACATTAATACAATTATCGAGATAGAAAGCCAGTATCTAAGCGCGCTTGAAGATGAAGCAAAAGCTCTGTCTCTGATATCAGAAAATGATTATGAAGGTGATGCTGATGGCTAATAAGTCTGAGGAATTAAGAAAAGTCATAACCGGCTTACTTAAGTTGAGCTGTGAAAGAACATATTATGCAGATGCCGAAGATGACACAAATCATCCTTATCAAGTTTTTTCATTTGATAGTGGAAGTAGGGAACAGTATCCCAGAAACGATGATATTATCATCATCGATATATGGGATAAGAGTAAAAGCTGGACTGAGGCAGAGAGATTAGCGGATTTAGTAGAAAGTAATATGAACATGGTTAATAAACCAAATCAGAACATATTGCCGACATTCTACGTGATTGATAGAAAAAATCTTCGAGATCCGGAAAAGATACTAAAGCATGTACAGTTAAAAATCCAAGTTCAAAATTATTTTATAGGAGCGTGAGAATATGGCAATGAAAAAACTTGCCGGTACCGGATTGATAACCGATGCCGATTATAAGCAGATTAAATGGGTTGGCAAGACCAAGGGTGGAAAAGCCGTACAGATCATTTTGTTAAATGCTATTAATCTTGGTAACACGGAATGGGCATTTGCGGATAAAGATGATACGGTTTCTGAAGCAGTGTTCACCGCTTGCTACCTACAGGCAGATTTAGATGCAGGTACACTTACCGAACCATGGACAGTTGAATACGATGATAGCGTTACTAAGGCCGAAGAAGAAATCATGTTAGGTGCCGGTAAGTTCTATATCGGAGAAACTGCAATTGCATTAACTCGCGGTGGCGGTAAGTTCAGTAGAGAAGTCGAGTATAGGGAAATTGGGGCCGATGGTGATCCTGGACCGGTGAAGGGAAGGGTAGTAATCGACAAGGTAAGAGCAACACTTACTATGAATACGCTTCAGATACTTACAAGATTAGCAGATCTGTACACAGGGATGCAGGTTGTAACAACACCATAACAAAATTATAGAAAATTGGAGAGTTATTACTTCATTGAAGTGATATACTCTCCTTTTTTGTGGAGGTTAATATGAGAAATTTACAGGCAAGAGATTTATTTGCAGCATGCCGAGTGCTGAATGCAATTGGTATAAAGGATGAAATTAAAGAGGTAGCAAAGGATTCCGAGAAGGTAACAGATATTTGGGATATGGGGTTTGATTTGGTGTTTAAGATCTTTGAAAAAGCCGTATCTCAGAATGCTGAAAGACCTATCTATGAATTCATAGCAGGCATTTTTGAGTGCAAATGGGAAGATGTACAGAGTATGGATCTATTTGAGATGATTGAAAAGCTGAAAGAGGTAGCTTCACCGGAGAAATGGAAGCTTTTTTTCAAGAATGCAGCAAACTTGATGAAATAGAAATCAAGGAGTTGCTGCTTAGAAAATATCACAATATTAACTATATCATGTCAATGGAGGCAGTGGAATTCATTACATTTCTGGAAAAAGCGCTCTGTATAGATACGGAAGATAAACTGTTTCAGATGTGGCTCCAGAGGTTCACTTTGATGGATAAGGATACCTATATATCATTTAAAGATTTTCGTAGCAATGCAATGGGAGAGAACATTGATAAACGCTCTACCACTGAGATATTGGAAGAAATCGAAGAAGTTGAAGCTTTGTTTGAGAGAAGGTGAGAATTTGGCATTAGAAATATTTAAGCTTGTGGGTTCGATCTTTGTTAACAGTGACGAAGCTGATAAAAGTATGGCAAAGACGGAAAAAAAAGCACAAGGAATAGGCTCTACACTGTTAAAAGGAGTAGGAACAGCAGCTAAGTGGGGGGTAGGCATCGTTGGAGCTGCAGGTGCCGGAGTGGCAGCATTAGGAGGTTTAGCTTCCAAAGTTGCTGACACAACCGGGGCGATACAGGACAGTGCTGACCGAGCGGGTGTAACTGCAGAATCTTATCAAAAGTATGCATATGCAGCTAAGATGAGCGGTATTGAGACTAATAAACTGGATGCGTTAATGATTAAATCACAGAAGACATTTGCTGATGCTAAAACTGGATCAGATAAAGCTGGGGAAGCCTATTCAAAGTTAGGTGTTGATATCAGTAAGATTGGTAACTCCTCCGATGCCTTCGATGCGACGATTGCAGCACTGGCCAGTATGGAGGATGAAACGCAGAGAAATGCTTTAGCGAATGATATCTTCGGTAAATCATATGCTGATCTCGCTCCATTACTAAATGAGGGAACCAATGGCATAGCTGCATTGAAGAAAGAAGCCGTTGATATGGGCGCAGTAATGTCGAATGAGGCAGTGGCAGCAGGAGAAAAGTTTGGAGATACCATAGATAAGGTAAAATCAGTAGGTGCTGGATTATTTAATTCATTAGGCACATCACTGATACCGATTATTCAGACTTTTGCGGATCTACTCTTGACGAATACTCCGATGATACAGCAGATGTTTGCATCACTGGCACCGGTAATTACTACCCTGTTTTCAAACTTATTACCTCCGATCATGGACCTGGTTAACATGTTACTGCCTACATTTTTATCCCTTATGCAGACTCTGTTACCGCCGTTAACACAGATATTAAGCGAAGTCTTACCGATTGTGATTGAACTTCTGAATATGCTTCTTCCACCAATCATGGAAATAGTTCAGGCTCTTTTACCTCCGTTGCTTGAGATTATATTAGCACTAACACCAATATTGCAGACAGTGATAGACCTGTTGAAGCCTATTTTGGATTTGTTTATGGGCTTATTGAGACCGATATTAGATCTCATTACCACGGCTATTGCACCGCTTATAACACAGTTTGCAGGGCTGATTAATACGGTGTTAAAGCCGATTATACCAATTATTCAAATGCTTGGCGGTATACTCACCAATGTATTAGGAGCTGCATTTGAAGCTCTTGGACCATACATAGATAATGTTATGGGTTATTTAAAGGGATTGATTGATTTCATAACTGGAGTGTTCACCGGTAACTGGAAGCTAGCATTCGAGGGATTAAAAAGTGTAGTAAAAAATATATTCGAAGGGATGGTCAATCTCGTAAAAGCACCGATCAACGTTATTATCAAAGGTATAAATGCCTTTATTGGTGGTTTGAATAAACTAAAAATCCCTGATTGGGTGCCGGAAGTAGGAGGCAAGGGTATCAATATTCCGGAAATTCCTCTCTTAGCAAAGGGTGGTACCGTAACGAGAGGTGGACGTGCGATTGTCGGAGAAGCAGGAGCTGAACTTCTTGACTTGCCTGCAGGTGCAAGAGTGACCCCACTTAACGGTAGTCATATGGCAGATGGCGAAGTTGTGAGTTTATTAGCTAAAATGCTGGAGTTTTTTGCTGAGTACTTCCCAGAGTTCTTAGTTGCTTTACAAAACAACGGAATTATTCTAGATGGTGAAAAGGTCAACAAAAAATTAGCACCTGGAATGAGCAAAGAGTTAGCATCTCTAAATAAATCCGGCTCAAGAAGAATCGGGGTGGTACCTGGATGATCATTATAAACGGCAAAAAGTTAAGCGAGTACGGAATAATCTGTCAGCGTGGATATATTCACCCGTCTACCCCGAACATATCAAATAAAGAGCTTTCAATCCCGGGCAAAGACGGTATTTATGATTTCGGTGTACAGGTCGGAGAGAGAAGATTTTCTTTTCCGTTGGCACTTATTAATGATAATAACACATATCTTCAGCACGGGATTAGAGCGTTTATTATGGATCTATTCGACCATTACGGCAAGCCAAAGACTATCACGCTTGTATTTGACTATGAGCCTGATAAATACTATAAAGCACGATGCACAAGCCAGATATCGCCGGATAAGATTACAAGAACCGGGCTGTTTACAATTGAATTTACTGCATACGATCCTTACGCGTATTCTCAAGTCCTTGCCGATGAGGTTTTATGGGGCAGCAACGTAATAACATTTCAATCAAGCTACAAATTAGGGCGTGGAGCTTCGGACGGGTTACGAACAATTACCGGAGAGACCACGCTTAATATTATAGTGGATGGCATTGCGGTTAAGCCGGTCATTGAAATTGTCGGTTCCGGTACGAACGTAGTTTTAACCGCTAATGGCTATACAATAACCCTTGGAACGTTCACAGGAGCTACATGGGTGATAGATTGCGATAAATATACGGTGTTAAAAAACGGGGCAAGCGCATTCGGGGAGGTCTCATTAAGGGACTTCATATTATTACCTGGAAGTAATACGATTGAAATTGCTGGAATGGGAATAAATTTTACAATACGCATCAAGGCAAGAGATAAATATATTTAAGTAGACAATATATTGCAAAATGTGTAAATTAATTCTATAATTGTCACGAGGTGACATTATTATGAAAAAATTACTATTTTGTGTTTGTCTACTAATCATCGTGAAAGGTGGAATTAGTATGGCGGATTTAATATTACAAGGCGACAGCCTTGTGGTTGGAAGTCAAAAAATGAATGCTGCAATGTTGGCATTTGAAGAAGCTATGAAAACGGGAGATTCCAGTTTTGAGGCTGCGCACGCAAGGGTTAACGCGTCCGGAGCAAGATTTAATACATTGAGAGATAGACTTAATGACTCTGACAAAACAATAAATAGCAAAGTTGACAAGGGGTATGTTGACTCAGTGGCAGAAAGTATAGCAAGCGGGAGCCCCAAACCGTTTGCAACACTGGCGGCATTACAAGCGGATAGCACTGCGAATACTGTTGACGGAAAAAAGCGAACTTATGTTGTAACCGCTGACGGCAAATGGTATTGGTGGAACAGCACGGCATGGACAGTGGGCGGCACCTACCAGAGCACAGGGATAAGTAATAATTCTGTTACGCTAAACAAACTAGATGCAGGCTTGCGTGCAGAAATAACCAATCTTGTTGATGATTACAGGGGGTATAGTGTCGTTGCTGGAAATAGCAATTTGTTGCCAGGAGCAAAGACTGTATCAAATACTATAGCCAATGCAAGCGATAACAAGTTTCTTTGCACTGAGCTTATTGATATTAGCAACTATGACTTTCTCGCTGTTAACCACGAGAACAGCGCAGGGTATAAACTTTTGGTGTACGGCAACATCATGGACGCCAGCCTGACCAAGTTAACAGGCGCATGGGTCAACAGATTAAACGGAGACATAATACTTAATCGGGCGGCGACATTAAATGCATATCCAACAGCTAAATACGTGGCCTTTACCTTCGCGTTTTCCGCTACAACCGAGGCAAGCGGAATCACGACACTGCCAAGCACTTACCAAATAGAGGTAAGGCATTATCAAGCAAAAGGCGATAGCTATGAAAATGTATTAGTAGTAGCAAAAAGCGGTGGAGATTTTACTTCGATACAAGCAGCTGCAACGGCAGCTAATTCCAGCCTAAGAGTCACTATTTTAGTCATGCCTGGTATATATGAAGAGGCAGCATCCGCAGTTGGTAAAAATATATCTATCGTAGGAGTAAACAAACACGAATGCATCCTTATAGACCATAGCGGAAATTACGACACTCCTCCGTTAGAAATATCAGCTCCATTTTATGTTGCGAACATGACTATAATAGCGACTCACGAAGAAAGCATAGAAACCAATAAAAGCCTCTGGAAATCATATGCTGCTCATGTTGACTATCCGAGTTATAGCGGTGTTGGTGAATTTAACAACTGCATACTCGAAAGTGATCACATGGCGGCCATAGGTGCTGGATTAGGGCAAGACACAACGCTAAAACTGGTCAATTGTGAGCTAATATCAAATACAGATTCGGATAGTGAGTGGCTTAACTATGGTGCTTTGTATGCGCACAACAAATTATCGGCAGCGACCAACCAGCATCTAATAATTGATAATTGTAAAATTATCAGCAAAAACGGACAAGCAATGAATATTAAAGATACTCTTGTGGGCGGCAGCGTTATGGATGTAAGTGCATATAACAATATGGTATATTCGAAGATATTAGGTAAGACCGGAGTTTTGCAAGTGACCACTCCAGTAGGACCCGGTAAGCTCAGTGGTAATTCTATATCTTTAAATGCTGACAGTTACGGAAATAACATATCTGTTCTAAATGCAGAATAATGAGGTGATATTTTGATCATAGTGAAAGATAAGAACCTTAACGAGCTTGGTATTATAGAAAATGCCTATAATACACCAATAGAGAGAACTGTCAACGAGGTTTGGCAGTTCTCTTTTTCTGTGCCGAAGGATGATCCAAAGAATGTTCTGTGCACACACATGAATTACATTGATGTGTGTGGAGCATCTAGAAGGTACTACGGTCTATACCGCATAATGCCTACGGAAACCAGAATAAGCGCATCGGATAACAGTATTACATACCAATGCGAGCATGTAGTATCTACTCTTCTTGACGATGTAATTGACGGATATCTGCAACTATCCGGTATGAGTACGGCGCAATCCTTACAAGCATTGCTAGATTTACAGGAGACCGCCAATTGGGTGCTTGGAGAGGTTGATTTCCCCAATACATACGAATATTCATTCGAGAACGAGAACGGGCTTCTTGCGCCAATTCTAAGCATACCAAAGGCATTTAACGAAGCTTACGAGTTTACTTATGATACAACCTCATACCCTTGGGTGTTAAACCTTAAAACCGCTTCCAATACCGTAAAGTCAGAGATCCGGTGGGGAAAGGACATGGAGGATTTTAACAAGGCATCCGACCCTACGGAGATAGTCAATTACATCATCCCAAAGGGAGTGGGAGAGGGAAGAAATCAATTAACCATAGCTAGAGCCAACGGTGGACTGAATTATATTAAGGATGATGTTTCTATCGCTCAATGGGGAAAGCGGTCATATATTTGGATTGATACCTCAATAGAAGATTCGGCAACCTTAAAAGCTAGAGCCCAAGCACTACTCGAAGAAAAGAAGAGCCCAAAGATAAGTTTTTCCGTGGGAGCCGCAGACCTTTCAATCCTAGAGGAATATAAAGCTGAACGCAGATTACTAAACACTGTCACTCGGATTGTCGTAGGTGAAGAAGAATACGCAGCCCGGATCATTAGTGAAAAAATAGCTGATATTACAAAGGAATATGATGTCGAGTATGTAATCAACAACAAAATCACGGATATCGCAACTACGAGCGCAGATTTGGAGAGAAAAGTTTCCGTATCTACCGCTTACTCACAGGGCGCAACTAATATTTATAGCTTTACCTATCAAGATAATTGCGACCAGAATGTACCGGCTCATATCAGTTTTTATGTTGACAATGATGTAGTAAATGTTAATACTTGCGAGCTAACATTTGAAACAAAGAAGTATCGAGGGTATAACGAAGTGTCAAATGTGTACGACCCGTCATCCGGCACCACTGACCTAGCCGATGGGCCAGGGACTCATTCTCATGGATTCGGAGTCCCTTCACACAAACACTTTGTTACACCAGGTGTTGTTGAATACGAAATAAATGTAACAAACCTAAGTATTTTAGTCGACGGAAACGCAGTACCAGGCACCGCGGTCAACATGGATAGACTCAACATAATACCATATCTCAGCAAGACGGGCGGAGTTATCAACAGGGGCAAGCACGAAATCGATATTCTTCCGGACAATCCAGCGAGGATTGAAGCGAATGTAATATTAAGAGTATTTATACAGAGCCGATTAGGGGGAAACTATTAGGCTCTTTTATTATGCAAAATAAAAAAGAAAGAAGGTAAAAGGAATGGAAAAAATCAGTATTATCAAGCTATGGTTCATAACGATATTCGGGGCAATCGGAGCATTTGTCGCACAACTCTTGGGAGGATGGACAAGTGATATGCAGACACTTGGAATATTAATGGTTGTTGATATTGTCATGGGGTTCGCTATTGCGGCGTTCTGGAAAAAGAGTGGCAAGTCCATCACTGGTGCATTGAATAGCGTTTCAATGTGGAAGGGTTTGTGCCGTAAAGGGGTGTCGCTTCTTATTATACTTGTAGCTCACCAGTTAGACATAACCATGGGAACCGAATATATCAGATCGGCTGTTATAATTGCATTTATCGTAAATGAATTAATCTCAATTGTAGAGAATGCAGGGATAATGGGGGTGCCGATACCCACGGTAGTTACTAGGGCGATTGAGGTATTGAAGAAGAAGGAAGGCGATTAAATGGCACAGATTAAAATAGCTATAGACTCAGGTCATGGATCCAACACGGCAGGCAAGCGAACATGCAAGCTCACGAAAGATATTGGTCCTTACAAAAAGGGTGCTCAGGTTCGGGAACATTGGATTAATACCTACATCTGCAACCGATTAGCTTTTAATCTCACAAGGATGGGTTATTCTATCGTGAAATCCGCATGGGACAACAATATAGGTACTGACGATCTTGATGTTGGACTTACTGAGAGGCAGAAGATAATTAAGAATGCTAAGTGCTTATACTCGGTCAGTGTACACTTAAACGCTTTCGGTGATGGAGTTAAGTACAATTCTGGTAACGGTACCGAGGTTCTTATACATAATGATCCTGCAAGAGTGGGCGATTCCTTAAACATGGCTAAATACGTACTCAAAGAGATGATCAAAGGCACCAAGCAGACCAATCGAGGCGTAAAGCCTCAGGCTCTAGCAATGTGTAACTGTAAAAATCTCGGTACAAAATCGGCTATACTTTGCGAGTGTGCATTCATGACTAATCAGCACGAAGTTGAAACCATGATCACCCAGGAGGATTACTGGCAAGAGTGTGCCGATGAAATTGCCGAAGGGATTAATAATTACATCCTGTCTACGCATACAGTTCCAACCTCAACAATCAGCAACAAATCATCCGGCAATGATGTTATGTGGCTGCAGATTAAAACCAATAAAGCTCTGAGATCACTTGGAAGTAAAACCGTTCTTAAGGTTGACGGTAATTACGGTACTAATGTTAAAAATGGAGTGCATGAACTTTGGGAGCTTCTCGGATGGAATAAAGAGGGTAAAGACACCGGAGAAAAAGCCGGAGCAAAGACTATGGCAAAGCTGAAAGAGTTTTAA